AAGGTACGGGATGGCCTCGCCTTCGCCGAAAAACGGAGGGAGTTGGAGATACGACAACGCTTCGAGGAACTCGCACGAAAGTACCCGGATGTGAAGTGGGGGAAAAGTATCTCACTGCTCGAACAGACCGAGGCATTCATGGAGTTGCGGAACAACATCCATGCGGCTTGCTGGGTGGGTCGTCACCTCGGTGAGGACGCGAGCTACATCAGCAACATCGTCCACGCCTATGTGTTGGATGTGATAGATCGGATGTTCTCGTCAGAAGGCGCGTATCCGGCTGAGCACTTCCGCGACAAGTACGGCATCCCCGCTGACCGTCTCCGACAGGCCAAACGTCGCGGGAGAATCCAGTCGGTTCAGGTATTCAACGAAACGCGGTACTTCGAGCGCGAGGTTCGCGCACAATGGCCGGAAGATTTCGCCTGAGGGCCGTGACCAGCCGTGACAGCCGTGACAGAGCGTGACAATGCGGACTGTGCGCTCGACGCGGGCCGTCTCGACAGCATCATGGGTGCATGTCACTGCGATGCATCGACATAGTCCCCGAACACCTCGCCGCGAACTCCAGAGATTCCGCCTGTCGGGGCAAGTTCCTGACGATCGGTGTCCGCGTGTTCGTTCCTCACGTTTGCACATTGGTGAGCTTCGAAACGCGTGTTTTTGAGCGAGCCGAACGCTCCGAGATGTCGGCTGTTGTGGACAAACTGTCGCCTGAGTCGCACCCGTCACTAGATGGCCGCCGAGAGCGCCGGGCGCGATTTGCAAGGAAAAATACGCTTTGTAACCAACGCTACAGCAGCGATTTGCGCACAACCGACACGTTCTCGTCAGCCATTACCCCGGTTTTGGACCGACTTGCGGTTGTCGATTTCATGGATCCCGATATTCTCCCCGAGATCTGCGGACGCGCAGAAAAAACCCCGCCATGCCAGTGGCGGGGCTCGGAGCACGGATGGGCCGAACTCCTCGATAGGCGGGCAAGGTAGCCCCCACCCGGCCGCTCGGCAACTCTCGCCGAGTATCCACAACGGATCATCCAACAACTTGGACCTCCGCGACGGCGGAACTCACACGGCTTGCCCGTGAAGGACGTTGCATGGACATGGTCTACGGAAGACCGGATCGGATGGACGGTCGTTCGCCCGAACAGCAGGCGGCGAACGCGAAGGACTCGGCCCACATCTGCGGCATTAGCCGGGCGCAGTTCTTCAAGTTGCACTCGATGGGCCGCGTGCCCGCCCCGGTGCGTCTGGGCAGTCGTGCTCCGCGGTGGATTATCGCAGAGCTGCGGGCGTGGCTGGCCGCCGGGTGTCCGGACCGCGAGACCTGGGACCGTCTGAAGGCCACTGATCGGGAGGTGCGCCGTGGCTGAGAATCGACCAGACTCTCCCCAATGGGTCATCGCCAAGGCCGAGGGCGACCATGCCGAGTTGGCCGTAGCACAGTGGTTTCGCGCTCGCGGATACGAACCGTTCAAGGCGCTCGGACAGGCGAGCTACGACCTGCTCCTCCAAACGACTGCCGAGGTCAAGCACGACCTACGCGCCGCGGAGACGGGAAACGTCGCCATCGAGATTCAGTACAGCGGACAGGGTTCCGGCATCGTCAACAGTCCGGCCACGTTTTGGGCCATCGTCGTGGGGCAGGAAGCCATGGTCGTAAAGACTGCGACCCTCCGCGGCCTGGTTTTCGGGCACGAGTGGCCCGAGCGACGCGCCGGAGATGGTCATCGGTCTCTGATTCGGCTTGTGCCGGTGGAGATGGTCCGGGCGGCACCGGATGTCCGTGTCATCCAACTGCCGGAGCCGACGCCATGAGCGCCCTCCCCCAGCTCCGCGATGAAGCCCTGCGGTTGCTCGACACGCACGGGTGGTCCGTCATTCCGACCCGTGGAAAGAAAGCAGCCTGCCGATGGGGGCAGTATCAGCGCACACGGCCGGATGCTGACACGCTGCGGCGTTGGTTCGGGCCAAGGGGTCCGCGAGGGGTGACGGGGCTGGCGCTCGTCCTGGGCGATGTAAGCGGCGGGACGGTGTGCCGCGACTTTGACGATGAGACTGTCTACGTCCGGTGGAAGTCGGCCGCGCCGGATCTGGCTCGGACCCTCCCCACTGTCCGGACCGCCCGCGGCTACCACGTGTACTTCCGGCGGTTGGGCGAGCGATTGCGTGACACCATCGGCGGCGAGGTCCGCGGCGGGGGCGGCTACAGCCTGCTCCCGCCGTCCCTGCACCCGTCGAACCTCGTCTATCGCTACGTCGTGCCCCTGCCGGATGGCGACCTGCCGGCCTTGAGCGACGCCGACTATGCGTTGCTGATCTCTGCAACAGAGAACGCAGAGAACACAGAGAGCACAGAGACTTCAGAGACTACACAGACTCCAGAGATAACCGAGGAAATAGAGGGGGATGTATTGCGCACCCCCGCAGTCGCCGCCGCCATCGAATCGACACTACCGCCACGACTCCACACCCGCTGGCGATGCGTTTTTGAGCTTTGCCGCGCTCTCAAGGCTATTGCGGCGCTGGCGGATGCGCCGGCGTCGGCGTTGCGGCCCATAGTCCGTGAGTGGCATCGGCGTGCCCTGTCGAACATAGCGACCAAGGCGTTCGAAGAGACGTGGATTGACTTTTCACGGGGGTGGAAGAACGTCATTCTGCCGAAGGGAAGTGAACCGATGAACAGCATCCTTGAGCGGGCAAAGGCCGCCGAACCGCCGTCAGGGACACGCGGGTACGACCAAGGGCCTGTGCGACTGCTGGCCTGCGTTTGCCGTGAGTTGCAGCGGGCGTCGGGAAACCGGCCGTTCTTCCTGGGCACGCGGACCGCGGGCCGGTTGCTCGACGTAGACCACACCACGGCGTGGCGTTGGTTGTATCTGCTCACCACCGACGGGCTGCTCCAAGTCGTCGAGCGCGGTGGGCAGGCGCACAACCCGAGGAAAGCGAGCCGATACCGCTGGATCGGCGGTGACTAGTTGCATTAGTGCAGAGGTGGGGTATACTCTGAGTATGCCCACGGTGAGCGAGCAACTGCGAAAGGCTCTGAAAGCCAGCGGAGAGAGCATGTACGCCGTGAGCAAAGCGACCGGCATCAACACGTCGGTCCTATCCCGATTCGTGATGAACGGTGCAGGCTTGCGGTCGGAGAATCTGGACATTCTGGCGGCCTATCTCGGTCTAGCACTGCGGCCCGTCAAGGGCGGCGGCAAGCGCGGGACCAAGGCCAAGGGGAACTGATCCATGCGGATCTTTAAAGCCACGTTCACAGACCGGAACGGAGTGACCCGCGAGACCTCCAAGTGGTACGTGGAGTTTCCCGACCAGCGGGGGAAGCCCAAGAGGTTCGCGGCGTATGTGAGCAAGAACGCGACCGATGAACTCGGCCGCAATCTGGTCCGGCTGGCCAGCTACCACGCCGCGACACACGGACAGATCGACCCCGGCCTGCGGCAATGGGTTGCCGACCTGTCCCCGAGTATTCGGCGGCGGCTTATCAAGCACGGACTGCTCAGCGCCGAGCGTGACGCCGTCGCCAAGCCCCTGGCCGACCATCTGGACGATTTCGAGGCCGCGCTAAAGGCGAAGGGCGGGACAACCAAGCACGCCAAGCTCGTCACGGGTCGGGCCCGGCGCATCATCGAGGGGTGCGGCTTCAAGCACCTGGGCGATGTCCGTGGAGCCAAAGTCCTGACGTTCCTGGAGACCCTCCGGAAGGACAAGAAGAACGACAAGGAAGAAGTCACCAAGCGGGGCATCGGGGCCCAGACCAACAACTTCCACATCGCCGCCCTCAAGCAGTTCTTCGGCTGGATGATCCGCGAACGCCGCGCCCATGAGAACCCCGTAGCCCACCTGGGCGGCCTAAACGTGCGGACCGACCGACGGCACGACCGGCGTGCCCTGACCGTGGAAGAAGCCCAGAAGCTGCTGAACACGACCGAGACCGGCCCAGATCGGTTCGGAGTGCCGGGCCCGACCCGATCCCTGTTTTATCGACTGGCCATCGAGAGCGGACTGAGGCGGCGGGAGATGTGCAGCCTGACACGGGCCAGCTTTGACCTTGGGGAAGCCCCCACCGTGACCGTGACGGCCGCGTACGCGAAGAACGGGCGGTCGGACACGCTCCCCCTGAGGCCGGAGACGGCGGCCTTGGTGGCGGCCCACGGGGCCAAGCTGACCCCCGCGGCCAAGTTCTTCAAGTTGCCCCACCCGGACACGCTGATCGACATGCTCAAGGCCGATCTGGAGGCCGCGGGCATCCCCTACCAGCAGGACGGGCAGTTTGCCGACCTCCACGCCCTGCGGCACACCTGCGGCTCGTGGCTGGCTGCGGCGGGGGTTCACCCGAAGCTGATTCAGCGGATCTTGCGGCACTCGACCATCACGCTGACGCTCGACCGCTACACCCACGCTTTCAAGGCTGACGAGACGGCGGCGCTGGCGAAGTTGCCGCGGCTGCCCGGACCGGAGTCGGCGGAGTTGCGGGCCACGGGCACGCACGGCAGAGCGGCCGATGCTGTCTCGGCGTCCAGCTCGGCGGAAACTAGTCGTCCCGAGGGGACTTCGGTGGCCCCGGATGGACGCTCGGGCGGAACCCTGAAACTCGCGGATTCTCGGGGCCAAACCGTGAAAAGCTCTAAGATTCTCGAAGCGCGGCCGGCGGGATTCGAACCCACGACCTGCGGTTTAGGAAATTCGCCTCACTCCGCAAACGATTCTGGATTGTCTCCGGAACGTCTCTGGAAGTCCCCAGCGAGGATCCGGAACGGGTCTGGACTGACTCTGGATTGGATCCGGAGTGGGTTTGCCTAGATTTCAGCCTAGAGACAAACCAGCTTTGATCAAACACCAAATTCCGCCTACAACCAACGCGAGTCCCGCCGCCATGGGACCGGCAGCGCCTCCATGACTGCCGCTGGTGACCAAGCCCGCCAGCACGAAGGCCGCAACCCCACCGCCCAGCCACTTCCAGGCGAGCGATCGCGATTCCCGGTGATGAACTTCCTTCCAGTCTTCGGGAGGCTTCACAGGCGCTTCGTCCTTCGCTCCACCGCCACCGCGAGCTGCTCAATGTGCTCGCGACTGACGCTGAATCCCTTGTGCTTTTTGTTGTCCTTGGTGAAGTCGAGCGCCTTCCCGTCCGTGCCCTTAAACCTCGCGATACAGCAGCCGCATCCCTTCACTTCTGGCGAAGTGCGGACGAAGCACACGGCACCAGGCTTCAGCTCCGCCCGCGGCTTCGGCACCCGCGCGACCGGGGAGAAGATCACGTAGTCGCCTTCGAACAGTGCCGGTTCCATGCTGGCGCCGACGACAATCACCGCAAACGCGAGGGGATCGTCGATTCCACCACGCTCGATGTACTCATGCCCCTGCCCAGAGTCGATGCCGTACTCCTCGTAATCGACGATCGTGCCGGCGGGCGCGCGATTGATCACGGGGATCCCGGCTCCGCCGCCGTTAGTCTGTTCGATCTTCGACGCCCGCCAAGTGGCCTCAAACTCCTCGAGTTTCATTCCAAAGACCTGGGCGTATACCCGTCGCTCGGGAGGGAGGATCCGCTTGATCTCACCACGCTCTCGCTTCGCCAAGTTGCTGTAATCGAGCTTGAACCCGGCGGCCGTCATTCGCTCCGCGAGGTCCCGCTGATTCCAGCCACGCTCCTCCCGCAATCGCTTGATGGCATCGCCGATGGCTGTCATGCCACAATAGTACCACAAACTACCACATTTTCGATGTGGAAAAGTCCACAAGTCCGTTTCAACACGAGGCTTGTGCGGTAAGCCTTGTCCCGTTTTGTCATTTTGTGGCTCTTTGTGGTTGCCAGGTGCACCGAGAATGGTAATCTTCCGCCCATGCCAACCCAGACCACAAACCGGTACGGCGAGAGCGTGAAGATCCGGCCCGCCGCATACCAGAGAGTAGCGACCATCGCCAGAACCTACGACGTCTCGATTGCTCGAGCAATCGACATGCTCGTGTCTGGCTGGGAGCTGCTGAGCGAGTCACAACGCACTTCGTCGCTGAAGCCGCTTCCCGAATCTACGCCCAAGTCCCGCCGCCGTTCCGCATCCGCTGCCTGAGAGCTTCCACCGCGGCGGACACACGGACCGTCCGTCGTCGGGTTTACATCGCGGGGTAGCTCAGTCCGGTAGAGCATCGGGCTCATAACCCGAGAGGTCGAGGGTTCAAATCCCTCCCCCGCTATTCAACCAGGGGTGTTCCACCATGAACGCGATTCAACGCGCCGCACAGGCGCTGCGCGATCTCCTCGCACTCATCCCGCCACCTCGCCTTGTCTGGGCGATGTGGTGCGACCGCCATCGGGAGGACCGGGAATGAAATGCACCGACTGCAAGAACGGCCTCGCGGTCTACGGCAAGCGGTGTGCATCGTGCCGCGAGAAGGCCATCGAACGGCTCAACGCCGACCGCACCGAATCCGCCGAACAGCGTCAGGCCCGCAAGCGACGTGACGCGGCACAGGCTCGACTCAACAGGACCATGCATCCATGACCACGATCCCTCTCCCCCAACTCACCGGCCGCGAGCTGCTCACCCACTCCCGGCTGAGCACCTATCGCACTTGCCCGCGCAAACACTACATCGCCTACGAGCTCGGCATCCGTCGTGAAGTCGACGCCCAACCCCTCCGCATGGGCGGCGCGGTGCACCTGGGTCTCGAACTTCGCGCCAAGGGCGAGCGCATCGACGACGCGATCATGCACGCCGTCATCGGCTACGAGGTCGTTCCCGGCTGGGCGAAGACGGAAGAGCAGATCGCCGACTGGCTTGTCGAGCGCGTCACGGTGCAGGAGTTGCTCCGCGGCTACTTCCGGTACTGGGAAGAGGGTCAGCATGCTCCCGAGATCACGCCCGACGTCATCATCGAAAGCGAATCGGGATACACCATGCCGATCCGCAATCCGGATACGGGTGCCGTCACCCCGCTGTTCAAGGCCGCGGGCAAGACCGACAAGGTCGTGACACTCGCTGACGGCCGCCTCGCGGTGATGGAACACAAGACCACGGGCGATGACATCGATGCCGACTCCGACTATTGGAAGCGGCTCCGTATCGACTCGCAGATCTCCGGCTACGTCAAGGCCGCCCGCCATCGCGGCCACGCCGTCGAGACGGTGCTCTACGACGTCCTCCGCAAACCCAAGATTGCGCCGAAACAGGTTCCGCTGCTGGACAAGGACGGCATCAAGGTCGTCGTCGATCCCGAGGGCAACCGGGTCTACAACGAGAACGGCAAGCCTCGCCAGTCCGCCGACTCGGCGAAGGGCTGGACGCTATTGAGTCGCGTGGAGACGCCGGAGGAGTTCGGCGAACGGCTCCGCGCCGACATCGCCGAACGGCCGACGTTCTACTTCGCACGCCAGGAGATCCCGCGACTCGATTCCGACCTTGCGGAGTTCGACGAAGAGCTGTGGCAGATCCAACAGCAGCTCCGCGAAGCACAGAAGACCGGACGCCACTTCCGCAACGCCGCGGCGTGCCTGATGTTCGGCAAGTGCACCTACTTCGACATTTGCACCAATGGCGTCGACGCCTCCAAGACGGTGCCCGCCGGCTTCACGCGCGTCGAGGACATCCACCCCGAACTCACTTCCGGAGATTGACCATGCCCCCACCCCGACCGATCAACGCCAAACCAGCCAGCGGACCGCCGCCCAGCGACGACACGCCACCACTCACCCGCAAACTGGTCGTCGCCAAGCCGAAGGCGCCGTGCCCGCGCATCGTGTTCTACGCCGGCGAGAAGTTCGGAAAGACCAGCACCGCCGTCAATGCCCCCGATCCCGTCATCCTCATGGCTCGCGGCGAAAACGGGTACGAGACGCTGCTCTCCGCCGGCACGGTGCCGGCCATTCCCGCCGTCCACATCAACAGCCATCCCGAACTGCTCGAGTGGCTCGACTCGCTCATCGTCGACCAGCAGGGCCGCAAGACGGTGATTCTCGACGCGATCGGCGGGTTCGACGTCCTCGCTCAGGAATACGTCTGCAAGAAGTTCTTTGACAACGACTGGAACAACCCGCGGGATGGGTTCCTCTCATTCGTCTGCAAGCACGGTCCCATGGCCTTCACCTGCGCCACCTTCCGCACGATGGAGGAGAACCTACGGGCGATCGGACTGACGCTTCAGCGGCTCCGTCTCATCGACGAGTACGGCGCTACTCGAAGCGGCGAGCAGTATCGCGGATTCGCCGCGCTCCCTCCCGCCACCGAGTTCGCGACTGTCGACGAGGCTGCGATGTTCCTGCTCACTACCGCTGCGCCTGAGGCCTCGATCAGCAGCAGCATGATCGAAGCGGTTGTCGACGATCCCGAGCTCACCTATCGCCGCGCCGCCCGTCGTGCGCATCCCGACACGGGCGGATCGAACGATCTCATGGCCAAGGTGACCCGCGCCCGCACCTTCATCGAGAAGGGGGGACGCGAGTGATCCTCCGCGATTACCAGCAGAAGGCGGTAGACGCCACCCTCGCCGAACTGGAGATGAAGCGATCGTCTCTCATCGTGCTCCCGACCGGTTGCGGGAAGACCGTTGTCTTCGCCCACATCATCAAGCAATTCGGCTCCCGCGGCCGCGCCCTGGTCGTCGCCCACCGCGAGGAACTCATCGATCAAGCCGCGGCCAAGATCCAAGCCGTCACGGGTGAGGTTCCCGACATCGAGATGGCGGACCGTCACGCGGACGTCCATATGTTCCGCCGCGCCGGCGTTGTCGTCGCCTCTGTGCAGACGCTGTTGTCCGACAAGCGACTCCATAAGTTCCGACCCGAGGACTTCACCCTCATCGTCACCGACGAGGCCCACCATGCAACCGCGAGCAGCTACCGCAGGATCTACGACTACTTCGCCCAGAATCCCAAGTGTCAGCACGTCGGAGTGACCGCCACGCCCGACCGGGCGGACGAGGAGGCTCTCGGCCAGATCTACGACTCCGTGGCGCCGCCGCTACCCGGGCGTCGAGTTCCCCGAGCCGCCGCCACAAGGCGACTTCGACATCCGCGAAGTCCTCAAAGCGAGGTACTTCTTCTCGTGACCCGCCTCGTGCTCAAGACTCAGCGGCGACAGCCGAAGCACGCCCCCAACAAGACCGAGCAGCGGTATTGGGATCGGCTGGAGCTGGACTTCCGCGCTGGCCGCATCAAGGGATTCGGCTTCCAGCGCTACACCTTTCGCCTCGCCGACGACACCCGGTATACGCCGGACTTTCACGTCGTCAGGTTGGACGACGTCCTCGAGTTCCATGAGGTCAAGGGCGGATTCGAGCGAGAGGACGCCATCCTGAAGCTGAAGATCGCGGCCGAGATGTACCCGCATCCGTTCAAGCTTGCGCGGTGGACGAAGGAGAAGGGGTGGGAGATCAGCGACATCTGACCGCCTCCGACATCGCCCGCATTGGGCACGCCGGCCGGGCGGATCAGTCGTGCGCGACACCCGGACAGCATCGACCCGCGGCTCCGTAGGCGGGACAACCGACGGCGCGGCGGCATCCGCGCCCGGTGGCCGCGGCGGCTCTGGCCGCGGTGCCGTAGAGCCCAGACCCAGTGGTGTGCCGACGTACTGAACCGGGTCCGTCAGGTGCTAACCGTTAGCACCTGATGCTCCAAGCTCCCGGCCGGGTGAAACCCGCGCAGCCGGAACCAAATGCGTGGGCGGTCATACCGGCTCCGCGGGATTGACCACCGGCCACGGGGTCGGTGCGCCCTCACCACGGGATTGCGGTTTCAACCGTGCAGCTACTTCTTCGATGACATGCTCAACATCGTATCCGCCATGGCATAGGCCTTCTCCGCAACCTTTGGTAGATCAACAGTGGCTTTGTCCGCGATAATCAGCGCCTGCATCGCTGCGATTGCAACGTAATCGCGCTGGGTCAAACCAAACTCGCGAATCTGAGCACCATGACTATCGATGGAGAGCGGAAAGGCGTGATCTTTGGCGTTCATTGAAAACCCTCTTTGACGAGCTTCGCGTTTGAATCTACCTCCCAACCGGACTTCAGTTCGGGAGCTGCAAAGCCTATCACAGTTCTCAATGGAGACCTTTCGCCCCCTCTGGATGGGGGATGCGAACGATTCTGGACTGACTCTGGATCGTTCGTGTATCGGCCACACCATGAATGGGAAGCGGTACCCGAACGCTGGTGTTCTTCGCCAGCCCCCGAAGCTGGCAAGGCCGGCTGATTGCGGCCGCAACCCGCTCGCCGCTTTCCCACGTCACGATTGGAGACTCCGATGTAGTCCTCGACCCCACCCTCGAAGGCAATCGTTTCCATCCGTTCGCGCCGTATGTGACCAGCGACCGGCCGATCCTGTGGGCCGTGGAGGTGCCCGTGACGACCGCCCCTCGCTGGTCGGTGCACGAATCTCCCAGGCGGCTCCGCCCCCCGCCAACCCTCCCCACCATCCTCCGGTGGGCCACACGCGGGCTGTTCCCGGCCCGCAACTGCGTCACCGAGATCGTCGAGTGCCTCCGACACTGCGGCGTCGCAGTGCCCGGTCGGATGGCGTCACCCCAGCAGCTTTTCGACTGGCTCCGTTCGGAAGGACACCACATCCATGACTTTGCGAGATGTACCGCTCCCCGTGCTCAAGGCGGTGGAGGAGGCTCTCGCTCTGTCGTGTCCGCCTGCGGTTGTCCAGACTGCGTTGAGTCTCGCGGACGAAGAGGCCAGGCTTCGGCTGATGTATGACGCTGGCCGCAACTCCGTGCTTCAGGACATCCAGAACGCCATCGCTCAGATCGTGAGGGAGACCAAGCCGAATGGCTGACATCTTCACCTCTCCGTCACCCGACTCCCCGGCTGTGCCCGTCGCACCCGCGCCGGTCGACCCAAATGACATCGCCAGGGTGGCCCGGGACAAACGCAATCGGCGGATCGACGAGTCCGACCTGATCATCGACCCCGCGGTCCACACACCCCAGACGCCGAGCGGCGTGATGATCGTTCCACCGAACCAATGAAAAGAGGCCCAAGCCGGCTCCGTCGCGCGTTTGACGCCGAAGCGGGCACCCGAGAGGCTGTTATTCAGCGCGCCCGGGACTGCGCCGCCCTGACCAAGCCGTGGGTGCTCCCTCCTCTGGGACAGACCGCGGACGCGAAGCTCCCCCAGTCGTTTCAATCGCTCGGTGCCCGCGGCATGACGAATCTGGAGGGCAAAACCCTCCTCGCGCTCTATCCGCCCGACTTCCTCTGGTTCTCTCTGGAACCTGCGGCGAATATCAAGCACGACCCGAGCATTTCGCCCACGGAGATCCAGCGGGCCGAGCACATCCTGTTTCTGCAGTCGCTCATCATCGTCTCCAAGCTTGAGGCAGCGAATCTCCAGAAGGACGGTGGCGCCTACCGCCACCGCGCGGGCTTCCGCTCCAAGAAACGGATGAGCCTGTCCCAACTGCTCATTACGGGTGACACGCTCGAGCAACTGACCGACGACTACCGCCTTAAGGTGTTCCGCCGGGATCAGTACACGACCGTCCGCGACTCCGCAGGCGACGTCCTTCGTCACGGGATTCGCGAGTCAATCGACCCGCTTTCCTTGTCCCAGAAGACCGTGGAGGAGGCCAAGCTGAAGTGGGCCGATCTCCAGTCAAAGCCGGTCTCAACGCGCCTGATGGACATCGACACCGGTATCGAGTATCAGCCGCTCTCCCGAAAGTGGGTCATCGAGCAGGAACTCAACGGCTTCGTCATCAACACGAGTGAGGAAGACGTCTCTCCGTTCTTCTGTACGCCGTTCGAACTCTCTCCGGGTGAGCATTACGGCCGCGGGTTCGTCGAACAGAATCTCGGCGACTTCCAAAGCCTCGACACGCTCGATGAGCGGATGCTCGACTTCGCCGCGGCTGCCTCGCGGATGCACCCTTGCTTGGATTACGCCAGTCAGCTTCAGGAGGACGACTTCCTCAAGCCCACCGGCAAAGTGTTCCGTGCACGGGTCGTCAACGGCCAGGTGCAGGATGCGGCCTTCCTCAAAGTTGACAAGCTCGCCGACTTCCAAGTCGTTTACGACACCCGCGAGACCAAGCGCAAAGACCTTGGGCTGGCGATGCTCATCGAATCGGAAGTCGCGCCGTCCGGAGAGTCAGGCCGGTCGCCTGTGGCGTGGCAGACGATCGTGAATCAGCTCGATGGCGCTCTCGGAGGTGTCTACGCCCCGATCGCAGACGATCAACAGGTCCCGCTCATTCGCCGCATGATGCATCAGCTCGAGAAGGACAAGCTTGTCCTTCCGCTTCCAAAGCACACCGTCGAAATCAAAGCCCTTACGGGGCTAGCCGCCATCGCACGAGCCCAGAGGGCCGCGAAGCTGGTCACGTTCGCTCAGGTCGCGAAGGAGTTCGGCGACGCCGCCATCGCCAAGATCGACGTCGGCGTCACCATGGACGTCCTTGCCCGCCTGCAGGGCATTGACGAGCCCGGCGTGATCAAGAGCAACGAACAGTTGCGGGCCGAGCAGCACGCTGCAATGGCCGCCCAGGCTCAGCAGGAAGCGGCTTCGAAGGCCATCGACGTCGCCGGCAACATCATCGAAACAGGCGCGACAACCGAGCAATCACGCTCGGCCGCGGCCTGATAGAGAGGATTCATGTCCCAGATTCAGACCCAGATCACACCCCAGTCGGCTCCGCCCACTTCCACCGCGCCCACGCAGCCGGCGAACCCGCCGATCGCTCCAGCAGGGCCCGCGGCTGGAGCGCCGCCGGACGGCGAGCCCAAGCTCTTCGCCGGCAAGTTCAAGACCGCCGAGGAGCTTGAGCGCGGCTACACCGAGCTTCAAAGGCAGTTTCACTCCACCAGGCCGCAACCCAAGAACGACCTGACGATCGCGCCGCCCACGATCGACGACTCAGCAGACATCCCGACGCTCATCGAACGAGCTGGCCTGAAGCTGGATGATCTCGAAACGGTGTGGGCCGAATCCGGCAAACTCGCGCCCGAGCAGTATGCCGCTATTCGCAAGGCAAGGCCGGGCCTGAGCAACACCGACATCGACTTCATCGCCGAAGGCCTCCACGCCAAGGCGGCGCTCCGCGATCAGCAGGTCGCAGGCTTCGTCGCCGAAGCGACTCAGTTGGTCGGGGGCGAGACGCAACTCACCACACTTCGGCAGTGGGCGGCTGAGAACATCGACCCCGGGCGACTCGCCCGGTTCAACAAGATGGTAAAGGCCGACCCGTCGTTCTACCCCGACATGGTCCGCCTTATCGCCGCCGAACACTCAGCAAAGGTCGGCGCCGGCAAGGCCAAACCCTTGATCGGCGGAACGTCACTCCCGGTAGCTGGCATGGGCGCACGCTCTGCCGAGGAATACTCGCAACTGCTCCAGGCGATGCAAACGGGCGATGTGAATGCCCGCGCCCGCATCGCGGCAACGTCGCCCCAGTCCATCGCTGCATGGAGTAAGAACGCGTCATCATGAGCAACAATCCCAACAAACCGCCGGTGCCCCCGGCGGTTCAGACCCTTCTCAAGCTCGGCGCCAAGTGGCGGTACGTCTCCCACGGCCCCACCCTCGAGAAGCAAGACGGTGAGTTCGTCCCTGTGAAGCCCTCCAGCGTGACCTGTGAGGTGTTCGACGAAGCCACGGGCGAGTTGTACGCCAAGGCCACCGCATCGACCCCGGAGGAGGCTCGCGACAAGGCCGCGGAGATCGCCAAGAAGGCTCCCAAGCCCAAGACGCCGGCCCAGAAGGTCGAAGAGTCGCTTCCACTCGGCGATCAGATCGAGATCTACGAGAAGAAGCTCGCCGAGCTCCGCAAGAAACTCCCGAAGGAGCCCAAGGACAAGCCCTGACTGCAGCTCATTCGCGGACCCGCCTATCGCCGTGCCTGCGCCGATGGTCAAAGCCAATGACGGCAAGACCACCGTGAGCATCGACGCCGCCAACGACCTAGTCGAGCGGTTTGAGAACGAGATCGCCGCCACGGTCTCTACGAAGAAGGCTGAGCTGCAGGAGTACATCCCGGCGCTCGTTCAAACGGTGCTTGTGCACGCGCCCACCCAGCGGGTGTTTGTGCTGGAGCGATCGACCAACACGATCTTCGTCTATCGGAGCTTCTTCGTCGGTGCCAGCCGCCAGCAATCGGCCTGGTCGAAGTGGACGTTTGAGACGAACTACCGCATCGTCGACATCGCCATCATCGGCGACAACCTCTGGATGCTGGTCGAGCGCGGCTCGAACAACTACGCGATGGAGAGCATTCCCATCGGCGACCGCATCCCTGAGACAGGGATGCCCTACCCACTCCACCTCGATCGCGAGAACTACCTCACGGGCGTTTACGACGGCACCAAGACGACGTGGACGCTCCCGACCGGCATGGTCGACAGCAGCATCAACACCGTGGTGCTCGGTTCCGAGTTTGGGTTTGCCGCCGGCCAGTGGTTCAACGCGACGAACGTCTCGGGAACGAGCGTCTACATCGCCGGCAACTACGCCGCGGGCCGCGCGTACATCGGGCGTCGCGTCCCGGCAAAGGTCACCCTGACCCGACCCTACGCCCGAGACAGCCAAGGCAACGCCGACCTCCGGCGATCGCTTCTCATGCGGAAGATCGCGGTGGCGCATGGACCGTCGGGCGACTTTGAGATCGCATTCGACGCTCCGCCGCGAGCGACGACCGCCCAGCCCTTCCGGCCGGACGGCGACTTCAAAGCCACGCCCGGCACCTTCCAGGCTTGGCCGTGCGGCGACGTCGAGAACATCACCGTTCGAATCGAGTCCACGGCTCCCACACCTTTGGTGGTGACGGGCATTCAACGCACATGCGACATTGGAGAGGTTCCCCGCTGATGGGTGACACAGCAGATGCCCTGCCGATCGGTGGAGGAGTCGTCGGCGGTGCCCTTTCCGCGGCCGGAGCCCTCCAGCAGAACCGGGCCGTGAAGAGCTCGTACTCCTCGCTCGGCCGCGCATACACCGCCGAAAAGGAACAGACCAACTCCGCCGCGGCCCTGGAGGCGACGAAACTCTCTCGCACGCACGATCAGGTACTTGGCAGACTCCGGGTGCGGGAAGCGGATAGCGGAGCGGCCGGCGGTTCCTTTGCGGCACTGGAAACTGGCGCGGCCATCGACGCGGCCATCAATCAGAACATCAACGAAACGAACCGGGTCAACCAGCAGAAGTTCCTCGCAAGCCAATACGTCGCGAACGCAACCCGCATCCTCAGTCAGAAGACCAATGTCCCCCTGGCCGTTGTTCAGGGCGTGCTCCAAGGCGCCGGCACCGGACTCCAAATCCAAGGGGACCTCGGCGCCATCGATGCCGCCAATGCCGCAAGGAAGGTCCAAGAGGACACCGCTCTCGCGTACATCACGAGCATTCCACCCATATGAGTCAGATCGAGCAGGGCTTTTACCCCGACCGCTACCCTCGCCGCGGGGTTCCCGCCGCGCCGCGGACCGGTATCACCGAGAGTCTGGCAGTCCCTGGGCTGGCGGTCACGCCTCCAGTGATCAGCAGCGAGGCCCAGCAGTTCTTTGCGGCGATCGACGCCATCGGCAACACGTTCGGCATTCTGGGCCACCAGGCCCGCCAGGAGCAGGCTCAAATCGAGTCCGCTCGCCGCGATGCCGAGGTGCAGGCCAACGAAGCCGACCGGCTCATGGCGGGGGCGGCCTCGCTCGACTACCGCACGCTGCTCCCCCAGATCCAGTCCGACATCGAGCGAGGGAAGATCACCGATCCGGGCGATCTTGAGGCCTTCGCGGATCGGTTCGTCGCCCAGCGAACAGAGGGTCAGTCCGAGGCCTACCGCACCGCGTTCGCCCAGATCAAGCCAGCGATCGTCGCGTCGTTTGTGAAGCGTCGGGAGGCTCTCCAAGCGGCTGCGGACGCCGACACCCTGAAGGCCTATGGCTCCGCGGCGACGGAGGCGACGACCCCCGAGGAGATCGGGAGCGTGCTGGACGAGGCCCGCGGCAAGTTCGCGGATCTCTCGGACAACGACCTCCGCGGCGCCATCGTCCTTCCGGCCCTCCGATCGGCGGCCTACTCCGGCGATTCCGTCCGCTTCGGCGCTGCTCTTTCAGCCCTGGGAACCGGATTCGACGTGGAGCGTCAGCAGGCCATCAACGCGTTCAACTCCACCCGCGACGGTCAGCGGGCCGACCAGGTTCGCGACTTCCACAACAACATCGCGGCCGGGTACATCGACGGAGTTCCCTTCGAGTCGATCCGCTCCCGCATCATGAAGTACCGCGGGAAGGTGCCTGACGACGTGCTTGATCAGGAGATTCGGGGTCTGGAATCCCGCCAAGCCGAATCACTTCGCGACGCGCTCAAACTCGGGCTCGACCAGGAGTTGAAGGCCAAGAAGGGGGAGATCGTCGCCCGCGCTCGCCCCGTGCTTGCGGCCGGCAACCAGCTCATCGACGACCAAACGATCACGACGGCGGACGGGAAGGAACACACCTTCAAGCGTGCCGAGATCATCGACGCCGCCCGCGAGGCTGATTTCTCCGCGATCGACCAGAAGTTCCCGCTCGATCAGCCCGCATCCGCAAAACAGAACCTCAGCGCCAAGCTCCGGTGGCTCAGCCGCGTTCCCGACGCCCGGGATCCGAACCTCGAGCACCTGTGGTCCGGCATCGCTTCGCGAATCACGCCCGACACCACCGATGCCCTTATGCCGCCGGCGATGGTGGCGGCCTACCAGACCTTCCGCGAGGCCGAGCCGCAGGCCCCCGGCGTGGTGGCGGCCCACATCAAGGACGAAGACCGCGAAGTCCTCCGGGCCGCGTCGTTCATTCAGGACAACATCCCAGGCATCACGTCGGCGTCGGCGTTGATCTCGGCGGTCCGGGCGTCCAACAAGGGCGTGGTGCTCTCGGATGCGATCAGTCGCGAGCTTTCAGGCAATCGGCTGCAGAAGGCCCTGACGAGCGAGCTTGATGGCGATGCGTCGAACCTCTCGGACGCCTCCCGCATCATCGAACGCCGTGCACGCGCGTATGTGTTGGCCTACGGCGCGAGCGAACAGGCCGCGATCGAAGAATCCGTCAAGCGGTTCAAAGAAGATTACAGCCTCGCGAATGGTCACTACGTCAACACGGTTCAGCGGCCCGTGGCGAAGTCCGTCAACCTCAACCTCATGGGAGAGGCGGTGGTGAACTCGTGGGCGAAGAAAACCGGCGAGGATCCCGCGAACTACACGCTCATCCCCGACCGCGATTCGACGTCGTGGTACATCGCCCAGGCGGGGCTTGCGGTGCCTGCGCCCGGCACGCCGCGGATCTCGGATGCCGAGATCATGGCCCTCAACCAGTGGTGGAACGCGATGGATGCCACGGATGCCGAGGATCGGCTCCTCATCGCCGCCCGCAAGCCCGAAAGGGAAACCGACTTCGTGGGCGTCGGCAGCGGCGGCCAAGCCATCTTCCGTCGTGATCTGGAGAACCTCCAAGCGTACTGGAATCGCGACGTTCAGGGTCCGAGCCAACCGGATCCCGCTCCGCCCACCGCCCGCACGCCCGAACCACCGATGGCCGCGAGCACGCGCGAGGCTCTGACGTACCTCCTGAACAAGCGGCTCATCCGCAATCCGCGGCTACCCAAGCCCCCCATCACCATCCCGCGGACGAGCCGAGAGATTCGCGAATGAGCACCCTCGACACCCGCCTTTCCGAGTTTGCGCAGCAGGCGCCGACTGAAGCGCTCGCCGAGCGGCGGGCACGGCTTGAAACCCCAAGCCTGTTCCAGGGCGTGGTGGACGCCGCGGGGAGCGAATGGTCGACGTCCTGGCTGTTCCGCCAACTCCAGCGACAGTCGTACACCTACGACCCCACCTTCAGCTTCGACAACCTCGCCGACGACCGGCGTCGGGCCCTGCTCGAAGGGCTCGACCCCGACCAATATGCCGCGTTCGACAACGCGATCAGCTTCGATCAGGCCACGCTCATCCGGGATCAGCAGCTCGGCGTTCTGCAGCGCCGCCAACGGCTGGGCCGACTCGGCTGGAAAGGTGCCGCGCTGGCGGTTGGCGCGTCGATCTTCGACCCCGGAGCCATCGCGGCGACCGTCGCCAGCGAGGGCGTGCTCGGACCGGTCGCCGGTGCGACCAAGGCTGCCCGCATCCAGCGGATCGTTCGCGCCGGCGTCACGAACGCCTCAGCGAGCGTTGCACTGGACACTTACCTCGCCACCCAGGATCCCACCCGCGGCCCCGAAGATGTGATCTACGGGGCTCTGGGCTCGTTTGCACTGGGCGGGCTCATCGGCGGCGCGGCCGAGGCCTTGGCGGCTCGTCGCCTCATGCGGCGCATCGAGAGGACCGAGCTGTCCGCCGCGATGGGCGCGGCCGCCCGCGGCGAGTTTGAGACGGTGGCCGATCTGCCCCGCAGCCGGCCCGACCAGTTCAGGCCACGGGCGATCGAGCGCAAGCTCGTCGAAGCACACCGCGACATCGACCCCGGCGTCACGGTCGACGATGTGTTCGACTCCGCGGAGGGAGCCGGCAACTTCACCTTTGGAGGCGACAAGCTCCCAGGCGAGATCCGGCTCGCGATCGAGGACGATCCGCGGCTGAAGGACGTCTTCCAGCTCGCCAAGGAGATGCCCGGCGTCAAAGCCGGCGGCGAGGATGCCGCGGCCGAAATCGGATACGACCGGCTCATCCAGGCCGCGAAGCAGGCCGCCAACAACCGCAATCAGCGTGTGGCCGCGGCCAAAGCGTTCTTCCAGAGCGAGAATACGGACCCACAAATCCGCTTCCTCGCCGCGCTGCACGACGATCTCCCCAGGGGCGGGCTGAAAAACGCCGAGGTGATCGACCCGTCGCGGCTCCAGGACGGAACGCGGCTCAAGATCCGCGGCCGACGGTTCATCATCGAGCTTGACGAGAACGGTCAGCGCGTCCTTCGCCAGCGGGACGGTGACCTGTACCCGACGCTCCCCGTCGAGGCGCTCCGCGAGATCCCGATCGACAAAGGCTCCATCAAGGCGGCGAAACGGGTGGGCGGCGGAGAGCTGACGCCCAAGGGTGAGCGCTACTTCGCCGACGACGGCAATCCCTTCGCCGACGACCTGATCGATCAGATCGGCCTCGATGAGAATGCAGACGCCGACGAGATCGCCGCGCTCCGCGACGCCGATCCGGACGAGGAGCTCGGACGCCTCAAACTCCCCGACGACACTTCCCCGGAACCCGGTTTGTTCGAGTCACCGCCCGAGACGCCGGATGATCTCGATGCCGGGAGTCCATCAAGCGGCGACGGGGGCGAGTCCACCACATCGCCCCCGTCTCCACCTCCTCCACCGCCACCACCCAAGGCCGGCGATTTTCGACCCGGTCAGGCGAGCGACGCGCCCGGCCGCTTCACCCCGGTTCGATTCAGCATGGCCGGCCGGCTCGGCGCGAGCAATGTGCCCTTCGTGCGCAGGATCGCCCGGCTGATGGCTGAGGACGCCCTCCCCACCGCCGACGGCGCCGCATCGCAGACCGCGGCCAGCGCGTGGACCGTGCGGTCCTACCGCAGCTTCATGGGTCGTTTCTACCGGGAATACGAGCCCTTGGTGAAGGACTTCCTCCGCGAGAAGCGCGTTCCGATGGCGGAGCGGCACACCGCGCGGGCCAAGTTCGCGACAGAGGTCGGCAAGGCCGTTCGGCTTTCAAAACAGCACTTCGACGCGATCATCCTCGATCCCCAAGTCCGCAAGGCCGCGGAGCTGGTTCGCCGCCAAAACCGGGAGTTGCTCGAGTTGGCCAAGCGGCACGGCGTCAAGGGCTTCGACAAGATCACCGCCAGCGATCAGTACCTCATGCGTGTGTGGAACCAGTCCACCGTGAACGCGCTGGTCGCGAAGTTCGGCGAGGAGACGGTCGGCGATTTCATCGGCCGCGCTCTCATCCCCTTCAGCGACGAACTGGACCCTGACAAGGCGGCCAAGATCGGGCGGGCCACGCTCCGCGTCATCCGCCGGCTCGACGACAAGACCGATCTCCACCGCGGGCTGGTGTTCAATCCGGAACGCTCCGAGATCCTCGCCGAGTCGCTCCGCGACGCCGTGCCCGACATCACCGACGCACAGGTCGAGGACATCCTGTACACCGTCCAGCCCCGCAAGAAGGAGACGGGCACGCCCGGCAGGGCTCGCCGCCGCCTTGATCTGGACGAATCGTTCCGCGACGTCCTGACGGCTCAGGACGGCACCCAGATGAGCGTCGGCATCGACGATCTCATCCACTCCAACGCCGAAGCGATCATGCACGTCTACGCACGGCAGATGGTGGGCCACTCGGCCGCGGCCCAGGTCTACAAGGCCGCCCAGCTCTCACCCGACGACGTGGTCGAGACGTGGGATCACCTCCGCCGCAACATCGTCAAGCAGATGGAGGAGGCCGGCGTCGATCCCGCCACCGGCAAGGGGCTTCGCGACCTGAAGAGGCTGGAGACGATCCATCGTCACATTCTGGGCCAGCGGCTCGGCGGCGAGCTTGGCGTCGAGGTGAGCGAAGGCCTTCGCCTGCTCCGGGGTTTCAACTACGTCCTGTCCTCCGGAACATTCGGCATCGCCCAGGTGCCCGAACTGGCGAATCTTGTTGGCCAGGTGGGCGTTCGGGCCATGGCAAAGCAACTCCCCGCGCTCGGAGCGATCTTCCGCCGCGCCGCCGACGGCCGCATGACCGACGAGCTGCTCGAGGAGATGGAAACCCTCGCCGGCCTTGGCATGGATCGCATGATCCACCAGGTCGTGGACCGGTTCGACGACATCGAGGGTGTGCCGCGCTTCGGCGGTTCGAAGGCGGCCCGGGCACTCGATCGCGCCGGCAAGTTCGCAGGCGACGTCTCGTTCATGAACCCGATCAACCGCACCCTGCAGCTCATGAGCGGGGCCGCGGCCAGTCAGCGGCTGCTCGACCTCGCGCTCGCCGGGAAGGCCCTCAGTCCCGACCGGATGCAGGCCTTGGGTTTGACCGAGGACCTGTGGCGCCGCATCGGCGAGCAGGCCAAGGCCCATTCCGCCTTCACCGAGGGAGCCTTCGGGCGTCGCGTCCGTCGCCTCAACGTCGACGGGTGGACGGACCAGCAGGCCGCCGCCGCACTCGTCGACGCGATCGACGGATGGGCCTCCTCTGCCATCCAGCGGAACGACATCGGCCAGATGGCCATGTTCATGACCACCGACATGGGCAAGACCCTGCTCCAGTTCCGCACCTTCGCGGCCGCAGGGTGGGAGAAGCAGTTCCTTCACCGCTTCGCCGTTTCGGATTGGGCGGCGTGGAACAGCGCCATGCTCGGATCGCTGCTCGGCGCGTTCACCTACATCGGCCAGCAGTACGTGACGTCCGTCGGCCGCGCCGATGCCAAGGACTACCGGGCCAAGATGCTCACGAACGACCGCATCGCCGCCGCCGGGTTCAGCCGCGGCGGTTTCTCCGCGCTCCTGCCCGCCGGCGTGGACCTCGCCCAGCAAATCACAGGCGGTTCGCCGGTGTTCACCCACGCCCGCTACAGCAACATCGACGCCAACACTCTGTTCGGCAACCCATCCGCCCAGACGATCACCAGTTCTCTTCAAGCAGGCCAGGTCGTCGGCCGCGAGGCACGCGAGGCCGTGGGTCTACTCGAACCGACGCCGCTCACCCAGAGCGAAACCCGAAAGCTCTTCAACCTGATGCCCTTCCGCAACGTCATCGGCATCCGCAATGTCATAGATGCCTTTGTCACGCAACAACCATAGTAGCGCTTTTTCGACGTTCGCCGCAATGAGTCCTCACCAGCCATACTTATCGCTTCGGAAATTCTGATATGAGTTTCTGCGAAAGCTGCTGGGCCTCAGCGACCTGTTCAGGAGACATGCGGGCGGCTAGATCCTCCAACATTTTTGACCGCAACTCCCGGTTGTGGGCATCGGCGGAGTTTGCGAGGGCAATGTTAGCCCACGCGTAGGCAGCAATCATGTCTTTATTTACGCCCACGCCCCCAGAATACAAGTACGCCGTTGTTACCCACGCAGTTGATTGGCCTCGTTGTGCCGCACGTATCGTGACCTCAGCCGCCTTGGGAATGTTCATTCCCGTTCCCCATCCGTTTCTGTAATAAAACGCCACCCTCTCGAAGGCAACTGGATGTCCATACTCGTCCGCCAGCGAATACCAAACAAGAGCTTTGGACATATCGTTCGGCACGTCATGCCCCTGTGAGTACAATTCTCCCAAGGCGAAGCATGCATCAGGGTCATGTCCCTGGGCCGCGCGGGTGAGCAGCTTGATCGCTCGTTGAGTGTCTTTGGGCACACCATCCGCAACTAGGTAGCGTCGACCCATCAAATAGTCTCGATGCGCTGAACCAGTTGCAAGAACAAAACGGACTCCAACAACGCTGACAATGCCGACCACCAATGCGACCGCTGCCACCCGTTTGATCCTGCGTCCCCGAGAACTGGCACCTACAGCCCCGCCTCTCCCCTCGGACGGTGGCTCGATGGAACTAGGCGACCTGCTGTTTGCTTCTACCACTCGCGGCTTCCTTCATGCTGAGTTTCGCACTCCATATCCAGCCACACCCGCTGCACCTCCGACCGAGCCGCCGGCGAGAGGCAGAGGTAGCCAATCCCGCCCGCCAGCCCCGCCGCGATCAGGACGAGAGCCCATTCCATGCCCGGAGCATAAATGAACACCCCAACCCCCGTCCAGTCGGAGAATGCCGAGCTCCTGGACAAGACCATGAACACCATTCTCAGGGAGGGTGTCACGGCGATTGATCCCAATACCGGCGAAATCGTTAAACTCACCCCGTCGGCCGCAATGCTCAACGCTATCCGGGGCCGTATCAAGGACTTGGGCATCCACAACCAACCCGTCAGGGGATCCGCCGCCGGCGACCTGATCAAGACCGCCATCGAGAAGGGCATCAAGTTCAACGGCCGCCCGATTCCGCCCATCGACACCGACGCTGACGACGCCGCCACCGGCTCGTGAAAGGAGATGCCTTTGAAGTTCCGCAAGAAGCCCGTCGTGATCGAAGCGTTCTGCTGGACCGGCGGCACGGATCAGAAGGAAGACCCCACCTGGATCGTGCGTGCGATCAAGCGGGGCCATGTCTTCTTTGGCCCCGAGCCGACCATGCACATCCGCACGATTGAGGGCGTGATGATCGCCCATGCCGGCGACTGGATCATCCGCGGCGAGCACGGCGAGTTGTACCCCTGCAAACCCGACATCTTCGCACAGTCCTACGAACCAGCTTGAATCCGATCACGCCCCTCGACCGCGACATCGCCCGCGAGCTCCTCGCCGGCGGGAGCGAGAACCTCACCCAAGCGCAGATCCACCAGGCCCAGGCTGTCATCACCGCGGTCTTCTCCGACTTCACCGTCTACCTCAACGAGCTCTGGATCGATCGCAAGCTCGATCGCGTCGCGCCGCTGTCCGAAGTCGAGCTCGACATCGCCGCGTTCATCGCCGGCCAAACCACCGCCGCCCGGCGCCGCGGCGTGCTCGCCTTCCGAGGCATCGGCAAGACCCACATCGGGCCCGCCGCGCTCACCGGCTACCGCCACGGCCGCGACCCCAACCGCCGCAACCTGATCATCTCCAAGGCCGAGAAAGAGGCCAAGAAGACGTGCGGGCTCGTCCGCGAGTGGTACGACCAGGTGTGGTTCCTGCAGCACCTTGCCCCCACCCAGGGCCAGCGCGACGCCTCCACCTACTTCGACTGCGGACCCGCCAAGGAGGACCGTCAGCCTTCGCTCTCGGTCGTTGGCATCGACGGCCAGCTCGAGGGCAACCGCGCCCACTCCATCTTCCCCGACGACGTCGAGACCAAGGCCAACACCCGCACGATCGAGGCTCGCGACGAGCTCCGCCGCATGATCCGCGAGTGCAAGAACATCCTCTATCCGCACCGCGAGTACGCCGACGGCGGACCCATCGATCCCGTCGAGATCGTGCACCACGGCACACCCAAGCACGAAGAGACGCTCTTCCTCGACCTCATCAAGATCGGATACGACTTTCGCGGCTATCCCATCGCCTACCCGCGCCCCGATCAGAAGGTCATCAACCTCGCCCCGCTGCTCGCTGACAAGCTGGCCCGCGGGAAGGCCAATCCGGGCGAGGCGACAGTTCCCCTCCGCTTCGGGCAGGTGGAGATCATCGAGCGCCGGGCGGAAGGCCTCATCGACTTCTCGATGGAGTCCATGCTCATCGCCGACCTTGGCGAGGGCTCCCGCTACCCCCTACGGCTCTCCGACTGCATCGTCATGGACGTCGCACGCGACATCGGCCCCACCCAGGTCGTTTACGGCACGCGCGATCACAATGGCACCACCGAGATCCCCACCGACGAACTCCCCCACGACGGCTTCAGCGGCGGCCGGCTCTTCCGCCCCGCGTTCATCGGCAAGGAGTACGCGCCGTTCCATGGCACCAAGGCGTATATCGACCCCGCCGGACGCGGAGACGACCGAACGGGTGTCACCGCCGTCGGCTGTCTCCACGGCCTGTTCTTCGTCAAGACCATCCGAGGCCTGGAAGGCGGCGCCAGCGTCGAGAAGCTCTCCGCGATCGCTCTCGCCTGCCGCGCTGCCAATGCCCGCGAGATCTTCGTCGAAGACAACATCGACGTCTTCAACACCTACGTCGAGCTGCTCGAAGTCGAGGTCCGCAAGCTGTTCCTCGAGCCCGGCGAAGACCCCGCCTTCCCCGACGGATGGAAAGCTTCCGTCGAGCGTCGTCGCTCCACCGGTCAGAAGGAACTCCGCATCATCGCGGCCCTCGAGCCCGTTCTCTCCTCGCACCGGGTCATCTTCGACCGATCCTGCTTCACCCCCGAGCCCGGCGACCGCGACATCGACGCGCTCGCCTACCAGCTCTCCCGCCTCACCAAGGATCGCGGCGCCCTCCGCGAGGACGGAAAGCTCGACTCCTTCGCCTCCTGCATCAAGGAGTGGCAATACGCGGTGGCCCAGGATCCTGACAAGCTCCGCGCCGGCCGGGAGGCCAAAGCCGCACGCGACCACTTCGACCGCCTCCGCCGCGACTCCGATCGCCTGCTCCACGGCGTCAACCGCCCAACCCCACAGCCGTCGTGGATCCACCGTCGCCAGTGAACTCCTAACCGTTAGCAGTTGACCCCGGCACGGGCCGCGGCAGTCCAAGCGTTCGCCCAGACGCGCTGTTCATTCGGCACCCGCGACGGGAATCGAACCCGCACGGCAAGCTTGCGCCTGCCACCGCATTCTAAATGCGGCGTGTCTGCCACTTTCACGACGAGGTCGCTATGCGGCGCCCTCGCTGGCTTTGGTAGGGTAGTGATCGAGTGACCGGCAGAGGATGTCCGCGAGGCTTCTTGCTGTCGCCGGCGCGAACGCAATCCGGGCGCTTTCGCTTCCCGTAATGTCACCCTCGCTCGGATCAAACCCATCCGTGAGCAGTTGAATGCACGACAAGACGATGACTACCGGCAAATCGGTGGCACGATCCTTTCGTACCAACAAACGCAAATGGTCCGCCCAGACTGTCGGAAGATCCGGACGCACCACGAGCCCCATCTTCGATGGTTTTGAGTCGTTCGCCGAGCCGCCCTCCGACGTCGAATGCGGTGGTGTGAGTGATGTTGGTTGTTGCGAGGCTGGAGAGGGTAAATCCATGGTTGGCAATCTGTTGTTCGTGGGTGTGGGACTTGCGATCGTTCTTTTCCGCGATCGTCATTAGACGATCCCACTCTGCCTTCTCAACGATTATCGGTTCGATCCCGATGGGGATCAGAACCTGTGCAATAGCCGCGAGTTTGCAGTTGGTGCCAGCATTTGCAAGACGGCTGATGTAGGACTCCTTTTTGCCGCTCGCTTCGGCGAGTTCCTCCTGCGACATTCCGGTGCGTTCAAGTCCGGTGTGAATGAGCGTCGCGAGATCCTCGCGCAAGCTGAGCTGGTAATACAACCTGTCCTTGCGCGACTTCAGGTCGTTCACCCGGTCCTTTAGCGAATTCCCCGACACAGAGCACTCCTGCCTTTTTCATGACTGCTACCCGATCGACAACGGTGTCGCCCATCGGGGGCCGTTTTCCACCCCTACCCGGCTTGCCATACCAAATGCCGCCAATCACTAAGTGCGTGCGAGTAGCATCGTCTCCGAAGAACCCAGCGATCCGAGTGGTCCAAGTGGTAGTCCCGTAGGCCACGATGCCTTGACCCTCTTCTCGAAGCCAACCGGTGCGATACTGCTGGAATCCCTTCCGAGCTTGCTTTTCCAGTAGAGCTGCTAGTCTGGGATCCACCAACTTCTCAAAGTCCTTCGCCGCGCAGTCGGCGATCCAGAGGCGCGTGTTGTACTCCCGCCACTCCTTCGGATCGTAATCGGTCGCGGTTTCCATCAACTTTACTCTAGAGTGAAGCTCTCGTCAACCGAACAATTACCCCCCGCGACCGGTAAGAGTCAAACCGCGTATCCGAGATTTTGATCCTACGGGTTGTCTTCCGCTTCGCCGACTCCGGCCGAAATCGCCTCCAGTACCGTCGGCAGCCCAACGCCCCGGTGCTTCCCTCCGGAATTTTTGAGGCCCCCACTGAGGAGGGGATCGTTGACCGTCAAGGCACGCGCGTCGCCCCCCCAAGGGCACCGCGGCCGCGGCCACGCCGACGACCAGCGTTCTCCTGAAACGCAGTCAACACGAGCAGCCGCAAGCACTTACGCACGTTCTAGGCTCCGATCTAGGCAACTCGGGCGCCGCACCCGTTTGACGCCCAGCCCTTTTCAAACGCCCTCGAAACCGCCGCGAATGTTCGCACAGAGCGAGAGGGAACCGACGCCACCCGGCTCAGGCCACACCCACGCCCACCAGATCAGGTGTCGCACCACCGCCACCGCCACCGGGCTCAGGTGCTAACGGTTAGCACGTGCCGCCGCCCAGGCCGACGGCAAACGCGACCGAAACCGCGATGAAGGCCGCGAGAATCGCCCAGGTGCAGGCCGCCGCTTGCGTCCCCGTCGGAGACGCCGGGACCGACGAGGGACGCGCGGGACGCCGGCGATGCACACCGCGAAGCGGACCGCTTGCGCCCGCGCCCGAATCGGTGCAGACTGCTCGGCGATACTGGACACCGGCCCGCAACTGCGCACGCTTGCGACTTCGCCACTTCGCCTTTTGATTAATGGCGCATCCCTTCGCCCTAGACCGCGCGCATGAACTGATAGGCACGGTTCACCCTTGCAGGCCGCGAGTCAAATCGGTTAGCGAACGCTCGCGCACTGATGCCGGAACGTCCATGGACTGATTCGGCACCCACAATCGGGAATATCCGCACAGACCGGCCCGAAGCCTCAAGGAAAGCACAGAAAAAGCTGTGGTAGATATTGTCTCACGGCCGACTCTGTGGTAGATTGTGGTAGATTCTCTACCACATCGCACACAGGAGACGCGACCCATGGACCACGTCACCCGACGCATCGAGGCCACAAACGAACTGGACACGGTAGCCCGGCGCATGCAGGCCCACGCCGCCGGTTCGCTGGACGACCTGACGCCCGCCCAGCGCGACGAGCGCCGCCGCCAGCGCCGCAACGCCAACCGCCGCGCCATGGCCCAGGCCATGCGGGATCTGGGGCTCCGCCAGGTTCGCGGCAGCCGCGGCGGGACCTACTGGGAATGACCGACGACCCGCGACACCGCGCCCCACGGGGCGCGGAATCGCAGGCCGCCGGACCGCAAGCACTTCGCCCAGGCCGGACGCCCGCACACAGGAGACAGCCCATGCAACTCGGACAGATCCACACGACGGAGGAACTCGCACGCGGCCACCGATGCCACGCCATGACCCAGACCGATTCATTCGGATTCGCGGGGGAGAAGGCTTGGCACGGGCTCGGCAGCAAGGTGGCCGACGGCACGACCATGGACGAGGGAATCCGCCGGTTCCTCCCATGGCGAGTGGTCCTTACCGACGGATGCTCAGGCACCATCGACGGCCAGCGCCGCCTTGTGACCGACGCTTACCGACTGCTCGCCCGCGAGGACACGGGCGAAGTGTTCGCCGCCGTCACCGACACGTACAAGCCGGTTCAGAATGCCGAACTCGGCGAGATGCTCGCCCAACTCACCGACGCCGCCGCCGGTTCCCTGAAGCTGGAGACCATCGGCAGCCTGAAGGGTGGACGCCGGGTGTTCATTCTGCTGGACGGGGGCGCGTTCGGACTCAACAACGACCGCGACATCGTGCGCCGGTACATGCTCGCCCACGCTGGCCACGACGGAACCGCCGCCGTCACCACGGGCCCGACCACGATTCGGGTTGTGTGCAAGAACACGGCAGACGCCGCCCTTGCCGGACTCGGGGGTGCGTTCACCTTCCGGCACTCTGGCGACGTCGCCGCGAAGATCCGCGACGCCCGCGCCGCCCTTGAGCGATACACCAAGGGACAAACCGCGTTTGAGGCCGCCGCCCGCAAGCTGGACGCCCGCCCGATGAAGCGGGAGGAACTCCAGGAGTTTTGGACCCGCGTTTACATCGAACTCGAGCGCGACGGCAAGGCCTTGCCCACCACGCCCACCAACCGGGACGAGCGCGAGGAGCTGCAGGACGCCGCCCAGGTGCTCGCGAAATGGTCCCGCAACTGGGATCAGGAGATCAGCGCCGGGGTAGCCAGCGCCAGCGCATGGACGGCCGCCAACGCCGTCACCCGCTGGTACGACCACCAGCGCACGGTGCGCGGTGCCGACGACGCCGCCCGCCGCGAGAACCGCATCTATGGGGCGCTCTGGGGTCAGAACTCCGCCCGCAAGGCGGAAGCGTTCAAGGCCGCTTTGGCACTGGTTTGAGGCCGGTTCACCATGGCCGCGCCGCCGAGAGGCAGCGCGGCCGCTTTCCGAGACAGGCCGCCCACGACGGATCCGCGGCTCAGGCCGCGCCCATGCCGGGGTCTAGGCGCTCGGGGCCCGCACGCGGCGGAAACGCCGCGGCGCGGGTTTAGGGGCTCGGGGTGGCACACAGGAGACCGCACCATGCAACCGCTGTTTGAGAAATACCGCCCGCGATCGCTGGAGGAAGTAGTCGGCCAGGACAAGGCTGTCGGCCAGGTGCGCACCGCCATCGCCCGGGGTGTCGGAGGCCGCGCGTTTTGGCTGTCCGGCGCAAGCGGAACAGGCAAGACCACACTTGCCAAGATCATCGCCGGCACGATCGCCGAGGAATGGGTCACGGCCGAATACGACAGCGCCGACGCCCTCACACTCGCGGAGCTGGCCGACATCGAGCGCGCCATGGGTCTGTTTGGACCAGGCCGCGGCGGCCGCGCCTACATCGTCAACGAGGCCCACGGGCTCCGCGACTCCGCCATCCGCAAACTTCTGGGGATGCTGGAGCGAATCCCAGCGCACGTCGTTTGGGTGTTCACCACGACCAAAGACGGGCAGGAGGCGCTATTCGGCGATGCTATCGACGCTTCCCCGCTGCTTTCGCGGTGCTTTCCGATCGCTCTGACGAATCAGGGACTCGCGAAGGCTTTCGCGGAGCGCGTCCGCACGTGCGCCCAGGCCGAAGGACTTGACGGGCTCCCCGTCGAGCACTACATCCGGCTCGCCCAGAAGTGCAAGAACAACGCCCGCGCGATGTTCCAGGCCGTAGAGGCCGGGGGTGTTGCGTGAAGACTTACCGCGCCATCCTGACGACCGACGCCGCCGCGCCCATCGACCCGGGCGCGGCGGTCACGCTCGCCGCCGCGACACCGCAGGCCGCCGCGACGGTTGCGCTTGCGAGCGCCCACCACGACCACCCCGCCCGCCGCGCCTACCGCGACGGGCTCACCGTTCGCGCTTGGGTCTGGGAGCGCAACGGACC